TTGTCGATGTGTCCACAACCAGTGGAAGCAGCGTGTCGATGTTCGGGAAGTTGGTGGTGTTTGTGTCCGACAAGCACATACAATACCAGCAACGTGGCATTGACCAAATGTACGTATTGGTCGAAGTGGTTCAAACTATGCCCCAAATCAAAACGCTGACGCTGGTTCCCTAATTTTCCTTGTGGTTCCCAACGGCGGGTTTTCGATAGTTATCGGCTTCGCGTCGTTGGGGATCATTCATTGTGTAGTACACGTCACACATTACTATGCAATGAATGGTCACAAGACCAAATTATTCACATTCACTATGGAGGATATGATGAAAGACAATGAACGAATGGCTGAGTACGCGTCAAGTCACGGACGCCCTAACGAAACTATACAGATTGGTGATCTTCTAATATCCCATACGGGATTATTCCGACTCACCTTTGCGGTCCTAGATCTTAAACGGTCATACGAAATGTGTATACGTATAGATAAATATGGACCGGTGTTGGACTTTCTATGGAATCATGGGGAGTTCATTACTGTAGTAATGTCAACGGGATTGACGTTCGTCGAAGCACTTGAAACACTGGTGGACTTGTACGACGTTGAACCCAATGTTGATGATGCAGCGGATTACGGCATGGCGTGCCGAGCGTTGTACATCGCAAAGTTTGAGTCTTAAGGAGACAAGGATATGAAAGAATATATCCGTGACGGAAACGTCCGACTTATCGAGATTGTGAATGGATATATCAATCTACCACAACACATCATAGCAATGTCGCAGGAGCAATTTGCTGCACTCGAAACCAGCAGCGGTATTGTTCGTGTTCAAGGTAGACGGTGGGGTTGTTCCGTAGTGGTCGAATTATACGAGTATCGCGGTAATCTTTATGCTCAAATCGATTTTGACTATGGATAATACACAACTGGAGAAGGTCGTTGAATTGGCAAATGACGTAGCGATTCGGATCAACACGACGAAAGCCGTGTTGGTCCTTCTTGCACGTGTTGCACCGCATCCCTATGTCAACACGTTGCTTAGAATTTGGGGAATCAATCACATTGATGAGGATGACCTATGGGGCGGAAAGCCAGCAAACATTACAGTGAATCTGGAGGATTGAAATGTCCGGTAGAATTAAAAATCGACAACATAAGATCGAAGAAACACGTATGAATCTTATTGCGCGGGAAGCCATTTTTCTGTCAGCCCTGGAAGAATGGGCAAAATGGCAAGATCCAGGAGATGTTCACTGGGATAGATTTCCTATCACATCCTTGGCACACATTTCCGAAAAGATCAATGAACTTGAAAGGTTGGGTGTTGAATTGGACGAGCAGATGATACAATTTCGTTTGCACGTTAATCCCCAATTTACCACGGTCGTTGTGTAACGCAATTGTAACGCAATTGCGCCACATACGTGGTATAATGGGTATAATGAATGAGAACGGAGGGCAAATGACTACGAAGCAATGGGTAACATTGCCGTATGAGCACATTCAGGATGTAGTAGCCTTGTTGAAGGGCATCGGTCAGTCCCTTACGAAGATTGATCGGGAAGGCTACATAGCATATGGGGGCGACGATGGAATGATGATCGCCCAAGCGGTAGATGGTGGACCAGTCCGACAACTTCAGGCAATCAAGCCCAAAAGGGTACAAGCCTCACGTTATCCAGCTAGACCACACCAACACCACTTGACGAATCACAAACTCGTCGCTCCCATTACAAATTCACATTACAGATCATTGGAAGAAATCACAGCGATACATCCCAAAGCCGTCTGCACACGGCTAGTAATTCTCGCGAATGGCCGGGACGTCTTCGCGTGGTGGGAACACGAAGGAAAGATATTGGCGACGGTAGCAACGGATGTAATTTATAAAGAGAATCCGACACTTATTAAGTGTGCAGATGGTATGCCTACCGAACCGCAGCCGAAGTAATGTGTCTCCCACGGTCCCCGTCACAAGACATCGTAACGGGGATCGGAAGGGGTACATAACTCAAGAGGGCAATACACCCCGCCCTCATCATAAATCTAATCTAAGGAGAAATTGATGTTGTACGAAGCCAGTGAACTATTGACTCAGGGTATTGATTTTGAGGCTGTTGCCGCATTCGTGGATACCAAGACGTTTGCGGAAGATAAGGGAGCTACCGCCGATCAGGTGCGCTCCGCGTGTCGCACGAAGGGGGACGATGGCTTGGTTTGTTACAAGTTGTGGTCCAAAGTCGTGGTCGACCCGTTCAACAAGCAGAACATTGCGTGGGAACCCAGTGAGGGAACTGGTCGTAGCCATCGAGAAGATGGTCGGGCTAAGTTCGCGATCTACCTCAACCGTGACGATGGAGAACTCGAACAGGTTCAGTCCATTTTGCACGATCTCGGTCTACCCGACGATGTGCTGGTTGACAGCCGCGCGCCCCAGGCTAAGGCCAAAAAGGTTGCCGCGCCTGTTGTTGCAGTCGAAGGGACTGACGAAGACGACGACGAAGATCCGTTCGCTGCGTTCGGGGCATAATCCTTTAGCCTACCCGGTTACATTCAACTGTGTGGGTTGAGGATGTAGCCGGGTAGGTTTAAAGTAAAGGAGGTAGCGTGTTGTATGAAATAACGCAAAGGATAATGTTCAACGAAGAACGGAGAGTCTGGGTAACAGAATATCAAATCCAGGAATCCTACACACGAGCAATTGCTGCCCGAATCTTAGGTGTATCCTCAGCCCGGATTCAGAAGTTAGTTACCGAAGGAGTATTGGTAGGGGACGCATCCACTCCGGAAAAACCAGTGGATCACCAACTTCTTATGAAACACGTTCTTCAGTTAGACTGGGATAGGAACCGGAAGGTAATCCGACAAAGTTTAGCCAAACGATTGGCCCCTTTGTTGGGAGGAGCACATCAATCATGATGATCTTATCCGTAGACCCAGGGGAGACCACGGGTCTTGTATGGTTGGATTTTGACGGAGAGGTTACACTCGGACCGTCTACAGATGTTAAGGAGGAAACTATCGAACGCTATTCAGAACTACTTTCTAAGTTCCTAACCGATCCATTTCCGATAGACATGATTGTCGTCGAAGATTATCGTGTCTACAAAGGTTATGCGGAACAGCACATCGGCAACAGGCTCTTTACAGCAGAACTTATCGGCGCCATTCGCGCAATAAGTTGGCTACATACAGACCACATTTCCGTAGTTGCTGTTCCAGCGTCATCGAAGGGACGATGGCCCATTGCCCGACTTTTGAAAAAGTTCCCCCAATTTTGTGATATAAAGGATTTACACGCAAGAGATGCTCTACAACTTGGATTGTCGTACATAGAAAAGACATTCAGTTGGAAGCCCTCATGACTTATATACCTCTTCCATTCCAAGCGGAGGCCATCCAGAAGATGGGCCAAAATACGTTACTTGCGGATGAATGTGGTTTGGGTAAAACAATCACAGCCTCCGCAGCATTTGCGTTATATGCCAAAGGTCCCATTCTTATCGTATGCCCAATTTCCGCCAAGCTATGGTGGGAATCCGTTCTTGCTGCAATGTATCCAAATTTACGAATCGTTGTAGCTGGACCAGGCGGTAACGGACTTCCGGTTTCTATTCCTAAACGGGGTGATGTCTGGATAATTCATCCTGAAGTATTGCGATGTAAAAGTGCATTCCTCCTTGCTGCTATTTCGTGGGATATTATATGCGTTGACGAAGCCCACCGTTTTAAGACCCGAACTGCAAAGCAAACCATTTCCTTGTGGAAACTTCCTTCTCGGTTAAGATGGGCTCTGACAGCCACTCCGTATGGACGCAATCCTGCGGATATGTGGGCATTATTACATTGGTTATATCCCAAAGATTATAGATCCTACTGGGGATTTACCAATATGTATACAAGCAATTACCGGCCACCCGGAGCATCATATTCCATTGTAAAGGGTGCTAGAAATCTTGACCAACTGGCCGAACGTATATCTCCATTTTATATTCATCGAACGAAATCCGAAGTGTCTGATATACTTCCCGCTTTCCACGCTAACATTCCTGTTGAAATGACTACTCCTCAGGCGAAATTGTATCGTCAAGCAGTCTACGATCATTGGATAGAAGTTGATGGAACAGAAATTGTAATTGAAAATGCTCTAGTGGAATGCACGAGGTTACAACAAATAGCCGTAGATCCAATGATGTTGTTTCCATCCTTCGTACCTAGCGTGTCAGCAAAACGCATCTGGCTTGACGAATGGCTTGACGATCATCCAGACGAAAGTGTTGTCATTACTTCACGATTTCGTTACCCTTCCTTGTGGATGACAGGACGCAACGACATAGCAATTATTATGGGTGGAATGAAAGGTAATGAAGTCCAGGAACAACTTAAGAAATTCAATACCACAGGTAAATTATTCGGAACGATTGAAAGCATTGGCGAAACATTAAATCTACAACGAGCACGGAATATGATCGTACTTGATGGGGCATGGTCACCAATAAAAATGGTACAAGTCGTTAATCGTGTACATAGAATTGGTACGGTAGGAACTGTAAACATTATGTATTTGCAAGCTGTCCAACCTAAAACTAAGAAACCTACGATCGACCACATTATGAGGCGTCGGGTAACACATGAATTATCTGAAGCTGAAACACTTCGTGAATTGACTAATCAATATAAGGAGTTTGTGTGATATGACAGGCGTACATGCTACTGAGATGCAGACGTTTCTGACGTGTAGACTACAGTGGTTCTGGTCAGCTCCGAAACCCCGGGGGCTATATCTTGAACCAGTAAGCAAACACATTGCGTTAACGTTCGGAACTGCAATCCACGAAGGATTGCGACACGCTTCGGACGATGCGGGTAGTGCATACGAAGCATTCAAACGAACGTTGGACGAAGAATTGGATGGTGGCTTCCATCTTACGTTTAACTGGATGGAAGAAGAAACGACGAATGTTGATAGACAAGAATATTATGATCTTGGACGGTCAATGTTACAGGAGTACTATTGGTATGCCAAGGATCACGACCAGAGATTCCGAACGTATGCTGCTGAAACGAAGTGGGATACAAACGGTATGTCCGGTCGATTTGATGAGGTTCGAGAGGATTCAGATGGACTCTATGTAATGGATTTCAAAACAACATCTCGTACTATTGATATGGAGGAGTGGGCAAGAAATTCTACGCAAGGTCTAGTGTATGCGTGGGCCGCGCGGAAGTTGTTTGGGAACGATGTTCAGGGAGTGATCTTTCGTTTTCTAAAGAAAGGAATTCCAGACACCTACGAAAAATTGATTCTCAAAAACGGAACGCTTACCACAAGAAAAACTGTACAAAATACTACTACGTTCCACGCATTCTATCACGCGATGGAAATAGCATCTGTTATGGAAGCATGCAAGATTACCGTTGGATATGCTATTGATAGGATGGAAAATAACGGACTTACGGAACCTGAAAAGAATTACGTACAAATATTAATGCAAAGTGCTAATGTTGTGTATGCTGGAATATTAAGAGAACTTTGTGACCATAATCCTTTCATTTGGGATGTACCCGTTCCGACATCAAAAGAGTATCTTGATCGCATGGAGAAAATGTTAATCCTTCCCACTGCAAAGTTGATGGCTGGACGTCCGTTCGTTGGACCTACGGGTTTAGGAACATCATCTTATGATAGTCCGTGTAAGTGGTGTTCGTTCAAAGAACCGTGTAGAAGCGTTCGGCGGGAAAGTAGTGGAGAATATAAGCGGATTTTGCATACTCAATTCAAAGAAAGGAGCGATCAATAATGAAACTCGTAACTTCCAAAACGCGCAAGGATCCACAAGAAAAACATCTTGGCCTTATGGTATACGGATTACCAGGATGTGGAAAGACGTGGTTATGCGCAAGTGCATCTACGTCAACAAATACATATCCCGTGTTACATGTTGACTACCACGGTCAATCCGATAGCCTGAATCATTATCCCAATCTTGTGGATGAGAAATTTGTACACATCAAAATCGAAACGTATAAAGAACTTGATATGATCTACACATGGTTGGCAGGTAACTCTCCGCCATACCCCGTTCTTGATACTTTGTTTCCAATCCGTCCTGTAACTTGGACGGTTGACTCCTTAACGGAGATTCACCGAATGACAGTGTTGTCTAAATCTGGAGTCGATCTTTCTAATTTGACGGGATTACCTGACGACGTAGGATACCCTCGGATTCAGGATTGGGGAAAGATTCTAAATCAGTATATCATCCTGGGAAACCAGGCATTCAAGAAACTTGGTATCAATGTAGTAATGACAGCGTTGGCAAAGACTGAGTGGAATGATAAAGAACAGATCGAATCTATCAACGTTGCTATGCAAGGTTCGAGTTCTGATATCTTTCCTTCTACGGCAATGTCCGTAATGTATCTTGAGCGGGCACCCTCAAATGCTAAAGACAAACAGGGGAAACGAGTGTTCAATGTGGGATACTTCGAACATCCCCGCGCATTCTGTCGTGATAACACGGGAAGATTTCCTGTTATGGTGGTCAATCCGACTATACCCAAACTACTGGAGATGTTACATGGCTAACGAAGAATTTTACGAGCATCAAGATCAAGTAATGGAAACGTGGGCTAACCACCGTATATTTAATGACAACCTAACTCATGCTTTGGAAGGTTTAGTTGTGGAATCAGCTGAATTGTTACAAGTCTGGATGAAAGAAAGATTCAAACTGGGACAGAATCCAAATCTTTCGGAAGATTTACTTGACGAATTAGCTGATGTCTATTATTATTTTCTTGTGGCATGTCATTTTGCGGTAGTAACGCCTACTGAACTTGTACAACAACTGAAAAAGAAATTGGAAGGAGGCTACGGATGGAAGGATATGTAAGTTTGTTTGCATCGCAGCCTATTCCGAAAGATTTGTATTCTATCAATCCTCGTCTGATTGAACCTTCGTGGTGGCATGGTCAGCGTCAATGGGCTATGGATAATAACAAGAACTTGTGTGGTGTGTGTGGTGCAAAGGCAAAGGAGGGTCACGAAACATATATCTATGACTTTCCATTCGCCGTCTATGCAGGTGTGGTTCCCGTATGTAAAGATTGTCATGCTTTCGTACATCTAAATCTGCAATATCAGGCCTGGCTACGACTGAATACTGTATCATACGAGGACTTATTGCGAGTGTCTAGACGTGGTGTTAGAATGTGTATAGATCACAACGTTGTTCCTAACAGTAAGATTCTACACACATTGACAAGAATATGGAGTCCCAGAATGGAGGATGAAGTTACAAAGTTTCTGACGGATAACACAGATCAGCCTCCAGGTCTGCCGTGGTTGTACAACTCACCTAACTGGCGGTTGTATTTTCATGACAACGTATATCAAGGAGGGCTTATACGGACAAGAAAACGGGATGGCACGTTTGCCAGGAAGTTTGAAATAACGATCAATGGGTTTACTGATTCTAATTCAAAAGGAGATTCAAAGTGACTGAAGAATACGATAGCGCGTATGTGGGTGATCAGATGGAAGTTCCAGACGTATGGAACAATATGGAACTTGACCTTGACCAAATGGCAAGTGTTCCGGCACAAAATGCCTGGCATCGGATGGAAGTGAAACAGCTTAAGTTCAAGGTTACAGGTCCAACGGCCAAAAATCCAGGTGCTCCGATGGCATCCCTGGGACTTGAGATCGTTGGAGAAACTGATCCAGACAAGGGCAAATTCGTCTGGACAAATCTGGTTCTGAGAGGTAAACAAGCTCTCGAGATGGCCGGACGATTCTTTTCGGCAATTGGATGGAACCTGGAAGGAAATCGAGCTTTCCGTTCAACACAGGAATTCTCCGATGCTGTTCTGGGAAAGACCGTAGACGCTCGGACGGAAGTAAAGTCTGACGATACGTATGGAGATAAGGCCGAAATCAAAGCCTGGCGTGCTCCGTCTTACGCCGATGTTGCGTTGGGGTTCGTTCTGGAGGAATAACCTATGTGGGGCCATCTATGGAAAGATGCCCCGAAGAATACGTTAGTTGAGGTATCGTGGCTTCTACCTGATGAAGGGATGAGGTCACGATACCTCCCTCCACAAGATGCGCCCGCAGTACTGGACGGGATGGCTGGTTCGGAGAACGCATTCTTCGGTGTCGCATTACGCAAGTCCGCAACCAGGGAAAAAGAGGGTGCTGGTCCCTCAAGATGTATATGGGTAGATTGGGACGATACCGAACTACCGATGTGGGTATTACCACCTACGTATGTGGTAAAGACCGTTCATGGATACCATATATATTGGCTATTGACTCAGTACGTTACACCGGAGAAATTTGAGGAATTAAATAAAGTTTTAATAAAACATCTTGGGGGAAATGCCGATAGTTGTTGGTATCGTAATAGTCGTGGTAGAATTCCAGGTAGTATGCACGATGGTACGGAAATAAAACTAGTGTCATCCTTACCTGTTTCTTATGCACCTCCGGATATACAATCCCTCGTGGAAGTCGATAAGAAACTACAACACAAAATCTGTACGGGTGATAGTCGAGGTTATCCGTCACGCTCCGAATTGGACATGGCTGTCATGTCAGGATTAGCTCGTGCTGGAATGTCAGTGGCGGCTGTGAAATGTATCTACGACTTCCATCGTGTAGGAATAAAGTATCGTGAGCACGTCGATCCTGAACATTACCTGGAGATAACGTGGGCAAAAGCATCTAAGGATGTTGTAGTTTTGACTGGTCCACAAGGATTTCAAATGCGAGATTCCGAAATGTGGAGTCGTAATGGGCAATCGCTGGTCAAAGTATCTACTTTTGCAATGGAGGTAAAGAAAATTTACAGTGTCAACGGAGAATCAGATGCTATACAAGCAGTGATTTCGTCACCAGAAGGACCGACGTCTTCACATACATTCACCCGCGATGCTTTCAATAGTGCTCGTCAATTTGCGTCTCAGTTACCAAAGGTCTTCTGGCAATGGCTTGGCAATGATCAAGATGCCAGAAGGTTGTTACCCTTTCTTGTGGAATCTTTCACGGGCGAAACGGTTACGGCAACAACGACAGCCGGTAGACACGGAGATATATTCGTGACTCCCTCTAGTACACTTAGTGCTACGGAAACGTGGACTTCTGGAGGACCAATGGAATATATATCTGGTGCGATGTCAGCTCCTCGGATAATCATACCCGGAGATGCTGATCCGTTGCGTGCATTCCAAATCCTTCTACACTGCAATACGGAAGAAATAATGTATCCAGCATTAGGTTGGCTTATGGCTTCAATCACGAAACCCGTGGTCGAAGCGGCTGGATTCAAATTCCCCGTTCTTAACATCTTCGGAACCCAGGGCTGTGGAAAAACTACTCTGATCCATTTGATGATGGACTTTCTAGGGTATGCAACACCTACGGTATACGATAGTACAACAACTAGATTCGTTTTGCTAGCTTTATTAGGTTCAACTAATGCATTACCTGTGGCGTTGGCAGAATTCAGGACGGCGAAAGCATCGGATTATTTATCTCGATATCTGAGATTAAGTTATGATCTCGGTGAAGATCCTAGAGGTCGTCCTGATCAGACAGTTACAACATACAGATTGTCCGCTCCGATTATGATTGACGGAGAAGATTCCCTGTCAGAACCTGCGTTGTTAGAGAGGGTAATCGGACTTCGTCTGGTAAAATCAAATATTCAGCCTGGAAGTGATGCACATAAAGCGTACCTCAAATTTCGTGGGACTCCGATGGAAGGAATAATCCGAAGTTACATACAGTGGACCCTTGGCATTCCACAAGAAAAAAGCAAAGCAATTCTTAACGCCTGTTTCACGGAATTGCAAGAACGTCATCCAACGCTACCACATAGGGTAACCAATAACTTTGCCGTGGTGTTGTATGGGCTGAGACTTGCCCAGGCATGGTGCGGTATAGAGTTGGAAGATAAGCTTACGTACATTGAAACGTCAATCAAACATTCTTTCAACTTGAGCCGTGGGCGTAATAAGATGCACGTGGATGATCTAGTGGAAAACTTGGTATTACAGGTAGCTCAGGGAACGAACGATTTCTACTACGTATATGATGCCCACGAAAATATCTTGTGGTTTCACTTCGGATCTGTTTTTGTGTGGTATGAGAAACAGATTCGACAGCGTGGTCTATCGACCCTCGGTAGGGATGCTTTGGCATCTCAATTAACTGAGGCTAAATACATAACGCCTCCAAAGGTTATCGAATCGCGGTGGTGTTACGGAGTAAAATTAATTGAGGCTGAGACAGGAGGTTTAGATATTCCAATTAAATTAAATGTGTCTACAATTTCAATCAACTTAGCGTAAAGGAGAGCAATGGAAAGCATGTTGACAATCAGATATAAGGGAAGGATCAATACCCGCTGTAGATTCGGGCTCGGCCCGTTGAACGCAAACATATCTATATGGTATACGGTTGATCAGATTCTTCCCGTTGAAGAGGACGAATCTCAATGTGTGCTGGATCTTCGAAACATTGAAGATATTTTCCGAGAACTTCAGGATTCCGTGTATTCCACAACCTCGGAAGAATTGTGTCAGTTAGTTGCAACGCGGATTGTCGAGGAGATGAATCCTCTATATACCGTCACGGGTGCTGTTAGAGTTAAAGGAAGGGGTGAAGGACATGGAAAGGTCGAAGTCACATTTAAGTTTTCCACAGTTGCGAACCAGTGATATCTATTTTATCGCTGTGTATATCGCACTTCAATTGGCTGCTGATGTGGCAGCAGTAAAGATCGCGGAGGTGTGGGGATTCATTATCCCTGCTGGTATGTTCATCTTCGCGGTCACGTTTACATGGCGAGACATTCTTCACGAACGTCTCGGAAAACGAAACACTGTAAACGTAATCTGGGCAGGAGCATTGGCAAACGTAATTCTAGCCGCATATTTGTACTTTGCGGCAACGTTAAAGCCAGCCGTGTTCTGGCCTCTGGACGATGGCTTTCGGGCATTGATGACAGCAGTTCCGAGGATCACTATTGCATCCATTGTTGCTGAGTTGATGTCTGAATTAATTGACACTGCAATTTACGAAGTTGGGCTTAACCTACAATGGAAAGTAGGTAGCCGAGTATTCCTAAGCAACTTAGTTGGTGTAGTGATCGATAGTGCCGTATTCGCTGGGTTAGCCTTTGCGGGTACAATGCCGATGGTCGCCTTGTGGGGTGTGATTAAGGCCACGACCATCTTTAAACTTGGTGTCACAGTAATCTCAATTCCGTTAATTTCCTTGAGGAGGGCAAAATAATATCATGACAAAGATAATCTTTCCGGAAGAAGCCGAACTGAATGAACGCCTGATTAAGGAATTCCATGAAAACTACGTGATGATTCTGGAAGCAGCTATCGCGGTTGCCAAGAATAGAGGCAAGAGTTATCAAGTCTCCCCTCTGCATCACAGGTGGACTCCGGAAGGATTTCTTCTGGAAATGGAAAAGAAACTCATTCGTATCCAGTCCACCATTGCTATCGAAGGGTGGGAACGCGACCCAAAGCGATTGGAAACAATTATGCGGGAAGCACCCGACCTGATCAACTACACGGGATTCATTGCCGCGTTGTGCCACCAAATCCATGCAAGGTTGCTTTCGGAGGATCCCGCTAACTACGACCAAATCTACGATCCTGAATTCGTATCTCCTAAGATAGTCCGCATGGACTACCATCCCCCACACTTATTCCCTGACGAGGATGATGTTGAACCGAATTGCCATGAGGGTATCTCGGATCTCGTGGATAAACTTCGAATCAGTGAAGAAGAAATCCAATGGTAACACCAACGCGAAGGCGAGATCATCCCGATCCGAGACTGAGGGAACAAGACAAACCCCAGTATAAAATCGTAGGAGCAACGTGTTCATGTGGATATGCCTTAACATGTCTGGTTCGCGTTGGAGAAATGGATACGGTTGTATGTCCCAGATGTGGAGATAGGGTGACATTCTATGGCTAAGAACAAGAATGATCTATATCCAAACCCCCGTGAGGATAGAGGAAGGAGAGCAAGGCCCCTTCCCGTTGCTCGCACCCTAATGGCAGTGTGTCCAACCTGTCATAGCATAGTCCAAGCGTTTCTCGCACCAGGTCAGAGCACAAGTGTTTTATGTATGACATGCCATCTAAACGGCATTCCTACATACGTCCACATTCAAGCTCAAGCATAGGAGGATCGAATGAGAATAGCGCATATAGCTGTGGCAGCGTATGCGGACAGATACGCCAGGGGAGATTACCATATGGTGATCTCTCCCTGGTTGTATTCTGAGCCTAAGTACGTGGCATTTTACGAGAATGCCCTCAGACCAGAAGGAACTATCGTTATCATGGATAACGGTGCGTTTGAAGGACATATGATGGCTTACGAACCGTGGATTCGTGTAGTAAAACGAATCAAGCCGAACATTGTAGTATTGCCGGATGTAATTTTGGATCCAAAGCAAACATTGATTCGATCCAGAAAGGCAATATTGCAGATAGCAGAAGAAGGTATTGGTATACCTACAGTCGCATTTGTAACACATGGAAGCTGTCCGGCTACGGTGTTACGGGCAACCGAAGCGTGGTTGAATTGGTGGACTACAGACGGACCTTTCAACCTATACGATCTAATGTTGGCAGTTCCATGTCCGCGGATAGAATTCGTATCTCCAGCGGATTGGGATACAGTTCACAAAAGATCTGAGATTCTTGACGAAATGTTATCTTTTGATTACCCGATACATTTGCTAGGTGTTCCTGATGTACAAGATTTCTTGTGTAATGAATTACCCCGCGAGGACATTGAATTCGCGGACACTTCGTTAGCATTTGCGTTGGGAGCCGACGGGAAAAACATCACACCTAATTCCGTTAAGCTACCATTAAAACATAAGCGAAGCTTCGGAGATGCATTGCTGATTCTATGTAATATGAACAGGAGAATCTTAGCTAACTGGGGAACGACAAGACTTGTAACGGAATACAACCCAATGTCGATTCTTAAACTTGATACCATCCCCAAGAATTTAGACGAGATTCATCCAGCACTATCACCCCTTGGATGGTACGACTTCGTGGATGATACATTCAAATATAGCCTAACCAAACCCGACCAGGCACAAGGAGTCTTAATAAAATATGGATACAAAACCTAAACTCAAACCAACTATAGCTCACATCACACCATCCAGTCTTGGATGGGTAGCACATGTTACAATCTTAAAAGGAGGAAATAAAGATGCCACCAGATCGAGTGACGATAAGGGAAAAGGTTCCTGACGGACAAGGCGGCTACATCATCTACGAAACTCTCTATGTAGATCACATTGTAGTATCACGTACACCTATAGGGTACGAACCAGCAAAGTATCCGAAACCCATTCCCACAAGGAAACGATAATGAATCCCTATTCAAAATGTGAGACATGTCCCTTACGAGAACAGTTCAATCCCATACTACCATCAGGAGATATATCCGCAGTAAAGTATTGTGTTGTTGGTGAGGCTCCAGGTGCTGACGAACAACTAAAGGGAGAACCATTCGTTGGTAAAAGTGGACGAGTAATCCGTCGTGCTTTGTGGATGGAAGGTGTCAATCAACATGATGTGTATTTCACAAACATCGTAAAGTGTCGACCTCCAGGGAACAAGATTACACCAGAAATGATTTTTTCTTGTGGAGTGGATTTACAGGCGGAATTGTGTTTTCTTCCACAAGATACCTGTATCTATGCAGCTGGGACGACAGCGCGGGACATTCTAGTTCCAAAGCTTAGCGGACAACGATATACAGAAGCTCGGGGATGGCATTATAATACATACGTTGGAGCACATCCGGCATATGTCTTGTATGATGTCAAACAATCCTATTCATTCCTGATGGACATACGACGCTACGTTCGAGGTCCGATACAGCACCCAGTAAATCCGTCAATCGGAATGCTTAATGTGAGTAACTACGACCAGTTCCTTGCGGTTCTCGACGGTCTACCCAACGATACTTTCGTGGCAATCGATGCGGAAACGGATCAGATAGATCACCAGCGAAACTACGTTCTGTCAATTTCGTTTTCGTATGCGGAGAATCGCGCTGCAATCATTACCACAAAAGAAATATATGAACCGCTGCTATTTCTGGCTAACGATGAGACTGGAATTACAAGGGACATGGTTCGAGAAGATGCTAGGCAATTTCTTGTGGATGTATTCACGCGGCGACATATACGCTTCGTGATGCACAACGCACAGTTTGATCTTCGATTTTTGATTGGTCAGTTGTGCGTAGACAATGCTAGATGTGACATGGATACGCTACTTGCCCATTATTGTTTGTGGGAATATGGCGGAACACACGGACTAAAGCAACTAGCCACAGAATATCTGGATATGCCTGACTATGAAGCTGATGTCGTAAAGTATCTTTCACATGGACGTAACTCCAGGTACAGTGAAATACCTACAAAAGTACTGTACAAATACAACGCCATCGACACGGAATGTACGCGAAGGTTGGCAATTGAATTCGAGCGGCTATTACGTAAAGAGGATATGTGGGAAAAACCATTCCTCTTTCCGCTGATGGCTGTAGTTCCCATGTTCGTGGATGCTGAAATCCAGGGCTTCATGATTGACAAAGCTCATCTTGAAAAGGTGGACCAGGGATTACAGTATGAAGTTGATGCCATGCTAAAGAAAATGGCCGACCTCATTACTACGATGGCATTCGATCATTACGAACTGGTTAAAGGGGAAGCATCTTTCTGGAAAGGTCGAAAGGTAGCTGACTTACCACCTGAAATCCAGCTACGTCGGAAATATGTCAAAGCGCTGGAAGGAATTCTAGACGAGTTCAATCCCGCATCGTCAATGCAGATGAGTACTATAATCTACGACCTATTCGTTCTTCCCTCTACCCTATCCGTCAGGACAATTTCCAAAGGTACGAAGTTAAAGCCCAGGTCCACGGCGAAAGAAGCCCAGGACAAACTTCTCGACTTGTTTCGTACAGCAATGGTCAGCTTGATTTTCTCATCCCCACATAGGGAGAGGGTTCTGGAGGAGTTAGGTGTTCGTCCTGACGAAGACTTACAGAAATGGGCTAGACAATGGGATAGTCTCCCAAAGATTATGGCCCTTGATTTTGATAAGTACGGATTGAATGAACGGAAGCCTAAATTCATCACCCGGGAGGCCTACGAATTCCTAACAATGTTGAGGGAATACCGATCACTCACTAAGCTACAATCTTCGTATGCAAAGAAATTCATTGCTGCAATGGGAACAGATGGCTGTGTACATCCACGCTATAAACTATATGGTACAGTAACCGGACGTATATCCGCAAGCGATCCTCCCATCCAGACAATTCCACGGGACGATGATGCCTGGGGAAGTATGATTGCTTCAGGATTCATTGTCCCGGAAGGCTATAAAATCGTATACGCTGACTTTAGCCAATGTGAGTTACGTATCGCAGCAGATGTTACTGGTGATGAGTTTATGAGAAATGTGTTAAACAAACCAGATGCTGACTTCCATAGTGAGGTTGCCCGTAAAATTTACGGAGATAATTTCACAAAAGAACAGCGAAACTGGTACTGCAAACGGGCCGTATTCGGATGGCTATACGGCGGAGATGTGTTCCAGATTGCAAGGGATGCGTTACGATTCCCTGAAGAAGAAGCACGACAGTTTGCTGATAACTGGAATGAAAATTTCAAGGGAGCTGTTCAGTGGCGGGTAGACGTAGCCAACGACGTTCTAAAATCTGGAATCATCGTTACTACGTTCGGAAGGAAACGTCACTTCCCTGTCATAACGGAAGACAATAAGATAGAAGCGATCCACGCTGCACAAAACACACCGATTCAAGGCCCAGCGTCGGACGTAACTATCATTGCTGCTCTTACATTACACAAGAAATATATGTACACTAATGACGTTCGTCTTCTGGTAACCGTTCATGACAGCGTGCTGTTTTGCGTCAAAGATTTTCTTGTGGATGTCGTCGCGGCGGAGCTGTCACAAATCATGGTAGCCACTGCTAAACAATACTTTCCGTCTGTTGAACATAAGGCGGATACAAAAATCGGACAATCTTGGGGAGATTTATAATGAGGATAGAAATAAATACTAAGAAGAAAAGCAAGAAGTTACGAATTGTTTTGATTGTCGGGGGGAATTTTGGTGTTGCTTTGCGTTTGTTGTGGGCTATTCTACAGACCAACTACTCGAAAAAATACCAGAACGCTAACGCCTACATTACGGCTACCAACTCCAGCTACTTTAACCAGTATACAGACACCTATAGCGACGTCTACCTTACCCCCAACGTACACTCCGAAACCTATAGCGACATCAGTACAGGTTATTGTATGTGTCTGTTCCGAGAATACGCTTAATTGCACGGACTTTGGTACGTATCACGAAGCACTAGCTTGTTTTGAGTATTGTCTACTTGTGGTAGGTCGTGACGTACATGGATTGGATGCAGATCGAAATGGAATTCCATGCGAAAGTTTAAGTTATTAACAAGCTAAGGAGGACGATATGAGAAAATTAACTGATAGAGAAGTAGTGATGATAGCAGGTTTGTTAGACGATCATATGAACCTGTACATATCCAAATCTGCGGGAGTTCGTATGCAGATTTGGTCGAAGTCAGGCCCAGCAATGCGTTTACTGGGAGTGATAACAGGGAATAGAATCTTCCGTCGGGATGAGGGATTTTCTAGCGTTTCGATTGCTAAGGAAACTACAATTCTAAGCTTGTTGGAACAATGTGTTCCTTACATGGAAACGCAAAAGCCCCTTGCTGAAACGGCATTGGAATATTTACTGGCGGATACCATTCCAAAAGCGGAACATTGTTTACTCCGCCTTGCCATCGAAATGTCCACAAAGGATAAATGATGCTAACCCTATGGTTTAAGTCACTACTACTTACCAGTCTTTTGATGGTAGCAATCCAGTCACCATCACCACCCGTGTATGAAGCCGCGAGTATTCTACGTGGCGAAGCACCTGACGATTGTATTAAGTGTAGAGAACTGACAGCATGTTCTCTTGTGGATGACCAATCCAAAGGTATTGATCTAAGAAGTCGTTGGTATGGTTATAGAACTGCACGAGATCAGGATGTCGAATTAATTCTTCGTGCACAAAATACGGATATGTGTACCGCATATCCGAAGTGTCGATTCGTGGGTAACGGACGAGATCTTGAGGTATGGGCACGTAAGGGATACCTCGATAGTACGGCCCGTATCATTGCCTATTGTGGAACTAACGGTTGTAGCGTCTGTGTTCCACGAATAGAATCTGTAAGGTATGAATAACAAGGAGGAATGAAATGGGACAACTCGTGTGTGCGTGGTGTCGTTGCGTGATAGATTCTAACTATCCCGTAGATGGCACTAGTCACGGAATTTGTCCAGTATGTGAAGCAAAGGTTAAAAGGGACGCAATGTTCGAGGAGAAAGACAAACCAAAACCTTCCAAATAAAGAATAGCAATCCCCAGGTCGATAGCCTGGGGATTTTTTATGCTACAATGTTCCTAATATCTTTTCAAGGGTATCAATTGCTGTGATGCCCCGTGCTACCTCCCTCTTAGCATTAACTTGCATTTGTTCATCCTCAAGTACGGTAGCAACCTTCATATCTAATCCTGCCTGATATACGGAATTCCTCCACAACTTAATTCGATCCCTAATCAATACCTTCTGAACTGCTACATCAATCTCCGTCATGTCTACCCTCCTATATGTGGTGGTCAGCGGATTCTTGTTCCGCTAATATTCTTGCTTCATCTTGTGCGAATACGCTTGTGTATGTTTTTGCCATATCAAGAATGGTCTTACGTATATACGCATCTACAACGTCCAATTTTTGTTGACTTGTTAAGTTCCCGAATTCAATCGGAACCTCTTCCGTTCCGTGATCTCCCCATCCTACAACCCACAGATAATGTGCAGCATCTGTAATAGTGGTTAGTATTTTTTCTTGTGTAGATGTATATTCAAACTTAACCGTAACGTCTCCGTTTAGTACTATGAATGATCCTGCCATTACAATCTCCTCTAGTCAGTCAAATCCGTAGCAGTTATCGTACCATTAATTACTTCAATTCTATAATATTTGCCGTCAGTGGTGTCTTTCAGGACAACTCCCTTCCACGCGAAGGGTGTATCGTCGTCATTTTTGCCTAGGTAGTAGGTATCGTCTGCGGCAGGATAGATGTCGTTGTTGAACCTGTGCGCCGTGGTCGCCAGATAGTCGAGATACCCGTCGGCTAGGGAGTCAATCGCCTCGTTCCCATCGGTCTGGGTGAACCTTACTTTGTCGCTGAATAGTGCACCGCCTGTGGGATCAATGTAAGCCAATACCGCAGCGGCGCTTGTCTGCCACTCGGTAAGGTTGGCGGTTTGAGCAGCAGCGGCTTTGACGGTCAGGGGGATATATGTTGCTCCTGGCGCCTGTGTCTTAACTATTGTAAGAGCGTCTACTGTGGTTCCCCCAAAGGCGGTTAAAACATTAGCTCCGTCAGTATCAAACCTAACTGCCTCTCGTATAGTCGTGTCATAGACTGTTAATCTAAGTCTGGCCTTCCTGGTAGCGTGGGTGGGATCAATCCACTCAGACCCGATTCTTCCCATCAACTGATTGTCTGAGGTAGTGGAGGATGCTCTAAGAATGTAAGCTACGCCGAACCCCGCAACTGGGACTCCTGTACAAGCTCTTGCTAAAATAAACTGGTCTAGTACTCCGGCTGTAGTAGCCGTTGATGAGCCCGTTGTATGAGAATAGTCACCATTAAAACTTTCAGCTATTCCACCAGCACCACTTGTATTAACAATCTGCAAAGTACTTGCACCGACCTGAAAAAAGTAGAGCCCGTTAGTAAGATATAATTTAGAATCAGCAGCACTTAAAAAGATATTCCCATTTACTTGTAGGGCTTGAGCTGCGGCTACTCCAATCCCTAAATAACCATCTTTGTTAATGGAGGTTAAGATTGCTCCTCCGTTACTCTGCACCTCAAACGCATTGGCGGTATGCACTGCTGCAAGGCGCACAACCAACGGAATATGCGCCGCGTTCGCTGCCGTGAGGAGCAGATTAGGACTAGCCGCTGGATTGTAGGTGAGCGTCGCCGCGCCGGTCAGCACGTTTACCTCGCTCCAATACGCGACCTGGTTGGCCGCGCCACTACCCATTGCGTTGCCAGCAGTCCATGTGGGATTGTATGGATCAGCTCCGGCAATCAGAATATCATTAGCGGCTGTAGGACCAGTTAACACTTCCCAGTTACCAGCTGCATTGACAATAGCTATATCATTCTCCGCAACTGGATCGGGCATATGTACAAGTCGTGCGGCATTGTATATATCAGAAGCATGCAATGTTGGATAGCCTGTTACGTCCCACGCCGAACGATCACCACTTGCTGAAATAATCGTACCGGACGTCTTTGCGTGATCGTATGTACATGCTTGTACTTCGATTCCACCAGCCGCTACGTATATATCGTACTGTGTACCGTAGAATTGACAATCGTCTGCAATGATAGCATCACCCATAATCTCCGACCAAATCATGGTAACTCTTGCCGTTCCATCGGTTATAGCTCGTTCAACTTCTGCAGATACGTAAAGGGTGACTCCTCCTGATCCAATATCTCGTGCTCGTATAACTACAGAACCAGATGTTCCAGATTCACCTATCTCGTCGACTGTCTCCTGAAGAATTTGATAGTTATCTGGATACTCTAACCATTCAGTGGCTCCAGGACCAAGTACTCCACCTGAATTTGCATG